CCATTTTAGTATTAACTCTATGTTTAATAAATGAAACTAAATCATATTTAGAACAACCTTCTAAATCTCCCATTTCATAAACTTTATCTATAAAATCTAATTCTAGCTTTAAAGATAATAAAGCAGCTTCTTTAATTGCTTCTCTTAATTCTGGAGTATTTAATTCTGGTTTTTCTTCCATTAATTGTCTATATAACCAACATCCAGCATTTGAATGTAATGATTCGTCTCTAATGCTCCACTCTACTATTTGTCCTACTCCTTTTAATAAATTTCTTAATTTAAAAGAAAGTAAAATAGCAAATGATGAAAATAAATTAACACCTTCTGTAAATGCTGAAAATATTGCTAAAGATTTGGCTCTAGCACTCCAATCAGGTGTTCCATCATGAGAATCTCTAACCTCCATCAATGTTTCAATTTTGGCCATTGTAGATTCGTCTTCTAAAAATTCAGCAAAATTATCTAATCCTAATTCTTCATTTAATAATGAATATGCTTCGGCATGGATAGTCTCAAAAGCACCAAATGTAACACCCATTTTAATAATTTCAGGTTTTCTAAACCAAGAAGTTACTAAATTAGTCCAATAATCATTTACTACTGTTTCAGTTTGGGCAAATCCTTTTAAAATAGTACCAATGATATTTTTTTCATTTTCATCTAAATTTTGTTTCCAATCATTAACATCTGACATCATAGGAACTTCAGTATGTAACCAATGGGCTTGGTGTTGTTTCATCCAGTAATCATGTGCTTCAGGGGGGTATTCAAAAGGCTTGTAAACTATTCTTTCTTGGGTTATGTCTCTCATATATTATTTTTTAAAAACGGGGCGATAACTATAGTATATATCATAACTTCTCATCTTTACTTACAGAAGAATCTTGAAAAAGTTGATTTAATACAAATTTATCATTCTTTGTTGGTTCATTAAAATTATTAGAAGTTGAAGCAGGCTCATTTTCAACAAATACTCTTGGTTCTTCGTCCATTTTTATATGACCCGTTGATGCATCTATGTCAGCATGATAAGTTACACCATCAAATCCATATCTATTTTTCATTATAAAAAATCTACCAGTTCCATTAACTTTATCTTGAGGTAATCTTGATAAAGACATACAAAAATCAGTAATCATCATTTTATTATATGATCCTGCTGCTTTATCTCCTTCAATAGTTTCATCTCTGGCACCTGCTCTGTTAACTTGTGATACAGACCAAATAGGAATATTTAAAGTTCTAGCTAATGCTTTAGTAGATATGTAAGTATTATCTAATTTCTCTTTTTCATCTTTAGACCCACTAGTACTTTTTAATAAATCTACATAATCAATAATTACTAAATCAGGAGCATATCCTAAATCTGTAACTTTTGATATATGAGCCTCTATTGTTGACATAGATGCTTGTCCTGGTGCATATTCTTTAATTGTTAAGGTTCCTTTTAAACCCTTAACATATTCATCTATCTTTTCTTTATGCAAATGAATAGTATTTACGGGTTGATTTACAAAATGAGCATCATATCTTTTACCCACATATCCTTCTGATAATTCTAAAGTATAATGGACAACATTTAATCCTAATTTTAGAGCATGTGCTCCTAAAGCAACTAAACTCCAAGATTTACCACCACCTGGAGAACCAAATATTAAACCAAAATCTCCTCCACCTAAACCACCCATTAATCTTTCATTTATAACAGCCCAGGGTGTTGGTAATACTTGACGGTCTTCTTCTTTATAACGGGCTTCCATATCTTTCATATATTCATGCCCTATATCTTTGTCTTGTCCTGCTTTTAACGCATTATCAATTGTAAATCTAATATCATCAAACATTCCACCAGCAAGTAAATCTACTGATTTAAGTAATGCATCTTTTAATGATTGGTTTTTACAAAAACTAGAAAACTCACCTTCAACATATTCCTGATCGTCATTAGTTAATTTATATATTTCTTTTAATTGCTCTACAATGGCAATTTTTAATACTTCATTATCTAATTTTTTAACTTCAATTTTTAAAAAATCTAAAGTTGGATTAGCATGGAATTTATCAAAATATTGTAATGCTTCTCTAACAATCCATTTATGAGCTTCATTTTCAAAATAAGAAGGCATAATAACATCTCTAATATTAAGAGTAAATTTTTTATTTTTAAGTAAAGAATGTAATACTTTTACTTGAAAATGAGGGCCATATTGAGATAAACTTTTTAATGTCATAACCTTATTTATATTTTTGAAGATATGAAAAAACTTCTGCTAACCAAAATTCTGTGTTAGGGATTCCTCTTCCTAGTAAATCTTTTTCATACATTTCAAAAAATCTTTTTTTATTGAGATTGTATGGTGGTGAATCTATTAACTCATCTAATTCTTTCTGATCATGTTCTAATAATTGAATATTCTCTAAACACATTAATTCATAATTTATTTCGAGTTGTTCTTTAAATAAATGAACATTACCATAGATCCCATGTTCTTCAACTTTATCAGTTGCTTTTTGGTAAGCTTCATATAAAGTAAATAATTTTTTACCTGCAATTTCAGGAAAATATTTCATTAGTTTTTTAGGGCCTAAACCTTTAACACCAGGTAAATTATCTGATTTATCACCCATTAAGCACTTCATTGTAATAAAATTATAAGGATGTATACCATATTGCTCATAAACATCATTTGGTCTATAAAATTTCTTTTTTATTGGTGAATAAACTGTAATTCGTTTATTTACTAATTGTAAAAAATCCTGATCAGCTGAATAGATTATAACATCATCTTTTAATTTTTGGGAAAGATATGCTATTGTATCATCTGCTTCTATTTTATCAATTATAGAAATACTAACAGGTAAACATTTTAAATAATCTAATAATCTCAACATTTGTGTTGCAATTGAATCAGATTCTTCTGCTAATGTTGAGAAAACTTTAAAATTTGTAATTCTTTTTATTTGACGGTTTGCTTTATATTCAGAATAGGTATTTCTACGATTTGTAATATTACCTTGACCATCAAAAACTAAGATAACTCTAGTTGGTCTAATTAGTTTAATAACATATCCTAATGATTTTAAAAAACCAACTAAACCACCAACATGATTTCCCTGTGGATTAATAGCGGGAATCATAGCAAATGAACGCAAAAACGTGTTCATAGAATCAATTAAGAGCACCCTACTGTTTAAGTGTAGGGGCTCTAAATTAGACTCCTCATGCAAGTTGTTGAGTATATCTTTATAAAGTTCTTTCATCCACCGCTTCTACATTAGCAAAATCTTCATCTTCAGATCCTTCTAAAACTATTTCAATTGGACCTTCACCTAATATAGCGCCCCATTCTGATTGGTGGGCTTTTTTATAATTGTCTATATCTTTTTTAGTATCAGATATAAAGCCATGAGGTGTAACTATAATTTTACCTGTAGTTGTAACACCATTAATATGGTTTTTTTCAACAGCGGTTTTAACCTTTTTAGCCCATTCTACCTTTTTACCATCTTTAACAGCATTTACTTTTAAGTTACCTGAATTAGAGATGTTACCGAATGTTACTATTAAGGTTGAATCAAAGAACATTGTATTACCACCTTTATTTTTCATAGTTGGTGGTTGCATAGGTCCTATTGGTTTTTCAACCCAAATCTTATTAATAGCAACTAATGTATTAGTATAAGGACTAGATTCTTTTCTTGATAATAATATTTCTTGATTTATAAAGTTACCAAATTGAGTAGACATTGCTCCAGCATTCCATTCATTATTATTTTTAGCTTTTTCTACTGACATTTGACACGGCACAGATCCAATTGAATCCCATAAAAATACCATATCCATTGGTAAATTACCTTTTTTCTGTTCATTCATTAGATCTGCCATGAATCCCGCAACAGCTTCTACTGTTGGTAATTGTCCTCTATCGGCAAAAATAAAATTACCATCAACTCCTATTGTATTACCTTCTTCATCTTTTTCAAGATCTACTTCTAGACCCATCATCATAGCATGTTCCCAAGACCATTTCATCTCAGTTACTATAAAAACAGGCAATATTCCCATTTTTTGAGCATTAACAGCTACTTCTAATAAAGCGGTAGTTTTACCAGTATCAGAGTGTCCACGTAATAAAGTAATATGACCTGCGGGAACACCAGGTAATGATACCATTTCTTGCCACGCCGGGGATAAAGGTATCCATGATTGTTCTTTAAAGGTATTATTAGATGATCCTAAACCTTTTGCTGCTTTAAACTTATCAAGGGAGAACGTTCCCTTAACAGACTTGGAGATATCGCCTCCAAGGCTTACTTTTTTTCTTGCCATTTAATTAATCTTTAAATAAATCGTCGAATTCGTCCTCGTTGAACGATTCTTTTTGTTTAACATTCAAAGTATAACCAGTATCTCCTTCTGTAGTTGTTGTAGTTGGAGTATCTGTAGTAGTATCTTCTGGGTTTAACCAGTCCTGATGCTGTTTTCATATCATCGTAAGAAACTCTTCTATAGTATTTCAATAATTCAGGTTGGTCAGATAACCATTTTTCAACTTCAGCATTATCATCAGATAAAACTGATTGTTTTGGTTTTACTCTAAGTGAAGTTTGTGGGTAAGGATTACCTTGAACTACTTCTACTGTCATATCTAGTCCAGAGACTACATCAGTAAAATCACCATAATCTTCGTCTGCGGCATAACTTAGTAATTCTTGGTATACTTGTTTTCCAAATTCCCAAAATCTAACACCTTTACTTTCTTCTCCTCTAACTATTACAGGAGCAAATACCCTCATTTTTGGTTCTAACTTTTTAGCTAACCTCCAATTTTCAGGTTCAGATGTTTTTCTTAATTCTTTAGAAAATTCTACAATAGGATCTTTTTCACCATAATTAATTGGTGAGATCATTGTTCTACTTCCTATTCCATAATGAAAGAAAACTTCAGTAAATGGGTTTTCTTTATTTTCCTTATAAGGGACAAATCTAACTTGTGATTTACCCATAGGTGCTTTCCAAAAATATTGACTTCTATCAAATTTTTGATTGTTGTTTTGACCAGGTTTGGTCTGTAATTGTTCTAACTTGCTTGAGATTAATTTTAAATCCATAATATAACTTTTTTTAATTTGAAACGGTTGATAATGTAATAACTTAATTTATGATATCCAAACTAAAATGTAAGGATCTCATGTATTTTTGTATCTAATTTTTTTAACTCGCCACCTGTAGTTAATAAGATACCATAATATAACTTTTTTTAATTTGAAACGGTTGATAATGTAATAACTTAATTTATGATATCCAAACTAAAATGTAAGGATCTCATGTATTTTTGTATCTAATTTTTTTAATTCGCCACCTGTAGTTAATAAGATACAATTTCTGTAGTCTTGCCAATTTACTCTATAATTAGTATCTAATTCACCACTATTTAAAGAACGAATTAAATCATTAAGTGCGTTAATAGTGTATAGAGTATTGGATTCCTTTTTTCTATGTAAAAGGATTGTATTATCTAGTATTGTACTAGACATATTGAATGAATCAACATTATATGTACAGACATACTCATTTGTAGATTCTACAAACAATACAAATATCTTGTTAAATAAGATTTGATATTGATCTTTAATCGTATCTACAGTTGATTCTAAGTCTTCCTTAGTGGTAAATGTGCAAAATAATTTGTTTGCCAAATCGTCAAAATTAATTTCGTAATCCATAATAAATATTATATATCTTTTAGAGAATTGTAATTATTGCCGTATGCAACTTTTACAACGTATTTGTTATTTTCTAATAATCTTTTGATTTCTTTTAAAACCTCTTTACCATCTACTGAAGAATAATCAACTAAGAATGAATCATAGGTGTATAATATAACTTTACTTTGTTTATTATCCAAATAATCTATTACTTTTCTTACAGAAATAACATTATTATGTGTTTCTGCTGATTGTATCATATAGTTTAATACTTTATTAGGTGTTGGGTTTTGTATTTGTTCTTTAGTTAATATTTTTCCTCCTACTAACTCTAATTTTTCTGTAGCATTAAATAATTCCCATAATTTTTCAACATATTCATTCATTGCTTTAAAGAATGGTATTTCTTTATATTCCTTAAACACACCTCCATATAATTGTTTAAAGGTTAATTCTTTAGATTTTGAGTATTCATCATCAGTCAGTTCTTCCTTATTAAAATACATTTTACCTAACTGATTATGTACTGATTCTTTGTCTAGTTTGAATCCTATTAAATCAGCTAGTATCCTAACATGATAAGCATCATAGTCAAATTCAAAAAACATATCATTTTTAGGAATAAATGCAGTTCTTGAACCATCATTTTTATTTAAAGCAGCGAAGTTAACACCGTTAAAAGAGTTAGTTGGACGAGTGGTAAGGTTGTATAAGTTATATTTAGTATACACTGTTTCTCCATGAATAAACCATTCTTTTTCATGATATTTAAAGTGTTTATTGAAATAATCTTTTAAACCATTCTTTTTCATGATATTTAAAGTGTTTATCAAAATAATCCGGGTGGATTCTTAAACCTTGTTCCTCTATTGATTTAAATACTTTTGGGAAAATGTCATTATAAAATTTGTTTACTTCTGTTGGGATTTTTTCTCTAATTTCTTTGAAGTTTTTTTCTTCTTGCTCGTAAATTTTTGAGATTGGTACCAAGGAAGTACAGAACGGTAAATGTCCATACTTATCATAAGTACGGGACCTAATAGGAGTATAATCCAAGTTGTTATTGTCATAAGGTATGTCTATTAATTTAGGTGAATCAAAGAAATATAAACATTCTTTTTTATTTGTAGTATAAATTTTTTCATATTTGCTTTCTATCCATTCTATTACTTTATTAAAATCTAATCTAAATGCTTCAGAATGATTAATTGGAAATACATATCCTTTCCCTTTAAAAGTTTTAAAATATATTAAACATGGTGAAGTTAAAGCAGAATGGTATTCATCATTCATAGGAATAATGTTTATATAACACTCATCACCTGAACAATATAGTCTATTTAATTGTTCCTCTGTCTCAACGATGTAATACATAACCTTTTATTCATAACTTTATGTTGCACCAAGATTTCCTAATGCTTCATTTACCAATGTATTAACTTGTCCTTGAACAACCACATTAGCTGGTAGGAGAATTTTATTTTGTGATTGGGTATGTGTAGCACCATCCATTATTGTTCCATCTGCCATTATATGGTAATTACCTACATAATTACTATTATCTTCTCTAATTGTGTATTCATTTCCACCTGTGTATTGGTTAGAGATTAATTCTAAGTTTGGTTTAACTGAAAATTGGATTAAATTAGATAAATATTGTTTTATACCTCTAAATTCTTTATTAGTGAAGTTAATTAATCTTTCATTAGTATCTACAATTCCTGCAGTAACTACTCCATTTGGATCTCTTGTATCTCTAAGTGGACCAGTTATTTTCCAAAATATTTTTACTACTTGCCATAAAGCATAATTGTATTCTCCACTTTGTGTAATTATATCATTATAAGTTGATTGGTCTATTTCTAATATTTGAAATGGATTAGAGTTTCTTTTTTTAGCAAAATATCTTTCTATTTGTCCTCTTTGATAATCTTTACCTTGAGGTTGAGGAATAAAAGCAGTTGGGTTTTTACCATATTCAAATAATTCTTGATTATTAGGATTTAATCTTGAATATTCTAAATTATCAGGTGTATTAGGAACCTGATTTGATGATTCTTCTCTAGGGATAGTAGTTAATAATTTTTTTGTTGGTTCAAGTGGGGTATTACCACTATAAATTTGTCCATTAAATAATTGATGATAAGGACCACTATAAGGTTTCCCATTAAAGTCAACAAATTCACCACCATTAGTGAATAGATTATTATTTGTTAATGATTTAGGTATATAAGTCATTAGTTAGGTCTTGATATTACTTGTCCTCTTAATATAGTGTACCATTTATTATTTTCTACTTCGTGATTTATTGAAAATACTGCAAAATCAATTCTATCTTTATATTGTCTAGGTAATCTATTATTTGGTATTCTAAATACACTATAAGGTAAAATACCTGATATTCCATCTATTTTAATACTATATTCTATTGGAATAATAGTACTAGGCCTTTCATTAATTGCCGAGGTAAAACTAGGTCTAGCAATGTCTCCAATTAAACTTAAAGTTGTTACTTTTTTAGGTCTTTTAATAATTTTATTTTGTAAGTCATTATATAAAGTAATTACTTGTGAAATTGTTTCTTTTTTTATATTTCCAAAACTATAAACATTTGCTAAATGATTATATAATTTTTTATAAGGTAAATAATTAATTTTAGGTTTACCAAATATATCATTTTTTTCTATAGGAGCTATTTTTTCTTTTGCGAATCTATCTGTAGCACCTCCACTAAAATATTGATAAGATAATACATCTTCAGAAAAGTCTTTTATTTTGTCACTAGCTTGAGCTGCTATTACTAATTGGGATGCTAGTTTAGGAGATAATTTAGTATTAAAACTATAATCGTATATTAAAGAATTAGTACCAAAATTAGGAATAGTTACTATATCATTTTCTTTAGATTCTATAGGTAATACATTTTCATCAATAATTCTTATACAATTACTATCTTTATCATGAAAAGGTCTAAATGAATTTACTTTACCTAAAGAGACATTAACACCATCTAAGATTTGAGTTATATAATCCATTAAATTCACATCAGGATCATTACTATTATTAGATAATCCTTTTAAAGTATTAATAGCAAAATCTAAATTAATTAAAATATTAAATAATTTGTCTTCAAAAGCAGGAATATTACGGGGATAATTTTCACTAGTTAGTAAATCTTTAGTTTTTAAATCGGGGTATTCAACAAATATATCATTAAAAAATAAATCCTGATAATTTGGAGTAGTAATATAAGGGATTAAACATTTAGAAGGGTCTACACTGGCTCTTAAAGAGGGAGTTTTAATTATTGTATTATTAGGATTATAATCTAAATATACTACAGGTTTAGAATTGCCTTCTGTACCTTCAGAGAAAATTCCAAAATGTTGGATTAATGTAAATAAATGTCCTAATGTAATATAAGTACAATCTGATTTTACATCATCAATAGTTAAGTCAGATGTATAAGCTTTATATAAATTACTACTAATATCGGATATTTCAGTATCATAACCAGAGATAAATTGATGAGCATTTCCTTTTCTAACATTTATATTTTCACTTTGTATGTTATCTCCAACAAATTTAGGACCTTTATATTTAGTCTTTTCAAATAATTCATTTAAATATCCTCTATAAGTTTTTCTTAAATCTTTATTTAAAATAAATACTGCTCTATCTAGTCCAACTTCTATAAATTTAGTACTTACCTTTCCTTGTCTTTTTTCTTGTTTTATTAAATCAGAAGCTTTTGTAACAAAACTTTTAATCCCTGATAGTACACTCTCTAAATAAGAAGCATAATTTCCATAAGATTCATCTGTTTCGTCTGTAAAAATGTCAAAATTAGTAGCACCCGCTGTATTAATTTTTAAAGATTCTACTATACCACCAGAACCCATTACTTGGATTTTACAATTATAAGAACCATCGTTATTAGCTGTCCAATCAAAATTATAAACTTTACCTAATAAACATTCATAATTACCTTGTGTATTTTTTCTTTTAAATGTAGCTTGTTTTAATAATTCATCTCTATCATTTATTCCAAAAAAATTAATAAGGGATGGGTTTGATTCAAAAGTACCATCATTTTTAATATAGTTTGAATGTCCCCATTCTAAAAATACACTACATCCTAAACTCATATAAAGTTTAGTCATTGTATCTAATTGTCCTAAATCATAACAAACAAATTCTATATCTGCTTGCATTAAGGTTTGCCATTTACCTCCTGTACCAATTGATACATTAACAATACCAGGCATAGGTTTAAAACCTAAATCATCGTCTGTACCTTTTTTATAAGTTTCATTAAATCCTTTTCTTAATGTTCTATCATTATTTAAAGTACCTCCTTGTAAAACATTATTTCTAGCTAAAGCAGAAGAATCTCCTATATTAACACTAGAACTTAATCTAAAGAAAATATTTCTATTAGTTAAAAATTGTAAAGTTTTGTTATCCCTATTTTTATTAAAAAGAGTTTCACCCCTTTTCCTTATTTGACCATTTATATAGTCAGGGAATCCTGAACCTACAATATTTTTAAATTTTTTTTTTTCAGTGGCCATAACATTTTTATGAATTTAAATCGTTAAATTCTTGAATAGCATTACTTAAATTACCAGGTATTCTTAATTGAAAACCAGGTGTTGGAAATAGTGAATCACCAGGTAAATCATTTGCCATTGCAATTACCCACCATAATGTAGAATCTCCATAAAAATCAGTTGCTATTAAATCTAACCTATCTTGTTCTCTAACGATAATGTAATAATCATCATTTGAGGGAGTAACAGAAGGATATTTAGTTGGTAAGTAAATTACTTTACCATCATCTGTAGTGTATGTTTCTATATTTTCGTATCTTCTTGCCATATTAATCTAATGGTGCTCCAAATGCCCCTTGTCCTACTTCAACTGTACCCACTCTATTACCTAAATACTTATTGTTTAATTGTGTCAATAGTATTGGTGTATTACTTTGGTTAGTTGAGGTAAATGAAGTTTGAGGTAAAACATTAAGTATAGGTTTAAATTGTACTGCTACATCCATTAATTGTGGTGTTTCTAGCATATCTTTACTTTCATCACCCATTGCTATTTCCCAAGAATATTGGTCATCAACATTTAATTGTAATGATTCTATTATACCAGGTGTTCTAACAAATAAATCACCTATAGTTAATTTTGTAATATTACCTCTCATAAACCCAGATGAATTATAACTTGGATATAAAGTAGATAATAAGTAATTTAATTTTCTATATAAAAATTTCATTTCTTGTTTTGATTGAGCAGCTACTTTAAAATTAAAATTAACTACTCTATCAAATCCTTGGTATGTATAAAAATTCTCTCCTCTACCTGTATAACGACTTGCTGCCCATTCGGCATTATGATTATCATTATATCCCGTTAAAAATGCTCTAAAAAATGTTGCTTTAGTACTAGTTGTATTATCATTATCTATAGTTTCAAAAGCAAACTTAATTAAATCTCTTTCAAAACCTCCAATACCATCAGCATCAGTTCTAGACTGAACATCTGTTAGATTAATCTTATCTTGTCCGGGTTCAAAAATATCATTAATATTTGTCCTTTGGTTAGCAGGTCTAGCTCCAGGACTTCCTATTTTTATCCTAGTAGTAATATTATTATTTCTATAATCACTTTTAGCTACACTATTTGGATCAATAACTTCATTTCTAAAATCTTTAACTCCTAAAGTTCCTGGTAGTGATTGTAGTTGCCTTCTAATTGTATCATAACCCATAAAGTTATTAAATAATACAACATCTCCATTTGGATTTTTATCTGCCCTAATATTTTTTTGTTGAAATATGTTATCTATATTTCCACCTGTAATACCATTTTCTGTATCTGTGATATTAAATGTTGGTGATAAACCTAATAAGTTAGAAAAATTAATTTCTGTTATTGGTCTAGCTTGAACTTCATTACCATATACATCATTTCTAAAATTAGGCCCTATAAATGTTGGGGCATTTTGTGTGTTAATAGGGGCACCTAAATAATCTGTGGCTCTTTGAATTATTGTATTTCCTAATCCGTAAACTGAACCTGGTCCTCCTGTATAGAAAAATAATTCACCATCATCAAAGGTATTAATTCCTAAATTAGTTGCTATATTATTAGCAAAAGGGCTGTCATTACTAACTTTATTATCAATTTTAAAGGTAGTTAAACTAACTAACCTATTTTGTTCTTTAGATTTATGAGAAACAATATATTCATATTTGTTTTGTGTAAATTCTAAATCTTGAATTGTTGTTCCTGCATTTGGATGATGAAAACCTGTTCCTCCTTCAGCAATTTGCGTCATTAAATTTCTTCCGTCACTATATGCCCTAGTGTTAGCAAAACCACCCGATTTACCTGTCTCTATTTTAGGGTTAGAGAACATTAACCCTTTTTGTTTATCTAAAAATGCTTTACCTTGAGGATAAGACAATAAAAATCTGTCAATCCTAGCAAAATCTTCCCTAGCAGCAAGTTCCTCATATGAACCACCACGAATTGGGTAATCCAAACTAAGAGCTTCTGTAGATAAAGAATTTAGCTGGTCTCTAGTTTCAGGAGCACTTCTTTTTATAAAAGGTTGTCCTGAATATCCTCCACCTCTAATATCTTTATCATACCTTAAGTCGGTAAGATTAGATGTTAGGTCTCTTAACATTATTTTGGTAAGTTATCTACGTATTTTGGAGGTGTTTTACCATCTAAATCTAATAATGATGGAGATGGTTTATTATCTATATTTGGGTTACCATTAATAGAATACTCATCGTGTAATTGAGAATTATTTAATTTATCTAAATTATTTTGAGTTTCACCTTTTGTACTTAATGTAGATGTTACTTGTGTTCCTAAAATTGCCATAATTAATTATTTTATTTATTATAAATATTTTATATTGAATATTTTCTTGTATTAACTGCTAATGATGGTTGTAATCTATTTGATACCCTACCACCATCTAAGTTAATTTGTGCTTGTGATGCTCCGTCTCTTACTGCTTTTGCTATAGCTGCTACATCAGCTTGTGATAATCCAGCATTTCTTCCTCCTCTAGCTATACCAGGTGCCATTACAACATCATCATTTGCTGTTCCTTGTATTAATCCACCTTCTCTAGTTGATATAATAGGTCCTTTACCTGCTGGGATAATTGCATCACCCACTTGTTGTGGTCTAAATAAATAATTTGATGCTGCAGCTAGAGCTGTCATTGAAGCGATAGTTGCAAGAGCTGTAAGTGGATTAGCTGCAGAAAATAATAAAGCTGCCCTACCTAGTTCATACATTTGTTTAACTAATCTAATTAAACTATAACCAGCTAAAACTCCAAAAGCTGTTGCTATTATACCAGAAAATTATACCAGAATAATCAGCTACAAGTTTTAAAATAGGGGCTACTCCTATTGCTAATATTGAACCTATTTTTTCTATAGATTTAGATATACTTTCTTGTGCTGATAGTCTTTGTAAATCTAATTGATTTAATCCTAAAGTTGCTGCGGCTTGCTCATCAGTAATATTAAGTTGTGCTCTTTGTTGAAATATCATATCAGCCATTTCATCACGGCTCATTCCTAATGCACCTGCAATTGCTTCTTGTTCAATTCTAGTTCCATTAGCAAAGGAAGTTATAGCTTCTTGATTTGAAGCTAATTCTTTAGTTAAACCCTCTAAATCATTAGTTAATGCAAAGAATCTTGCTCTTTCTAAATTTAATTGTTTACCTGAAATAACTTCTGCTTCAAATTCTGATGCTATAGAAGATTCAATATCTAATAATCCTGCTGCTATATTATCTACTTGTTGTAAAGTAATACCTAATATTCTTGCCTGTTGAGATGCTCTTGCTAATTCAACTGTATTACCTTGAAAAGTTAATGCTATAGCAGATGAAGTATTACCTATATCTTCAAGTATTCTTCTTTGAGTTACAACAGATTTATTAGCTACATTTATTTCTCCTACTTGAGCAATAATTGTATTTAAGTTATCATTTGCAACAGTTCCTGCTGTTTGAGAAAACAAAGCAAATCTTCCTGCTTCTTCAACTGTCAGTCCCATTAAGGATACCATTTCTGTTGCTGTAGCTAAAGTTTCTTGATCAAAGATAGCATCAGCAGCAAATCCAAATTGTTGAGTTAAAGAAGTAGCTGTTCTAATATAATCAACTGTAGATGTCATACCTCTATTTACAGTATCAATTCCACGTATAGATCTACCTAATTCACGATTAAAATCTGTTTGAGCCTGATCTACAGCTAATACACTTTTTAGTAAAACTGTACCTACAGCTCCTTTACCTATTTTATTAAGTATATTTAAAGATTCTTTTTGTACAGCAACACCAGCACCGAATTTTTTATTGATTTTTTTAATAGTTTCTTCTTCTTGAAGTAAATCAAAAGCGAATTTGCCATGTTGTTTATTTAGTAACTCATATATCCCTAATTCTTTAAGTCTTTCTTTAGTTAAACCTTTATTTACTTTAGCTAATTCAAATATTTCTCTTTTTTGTTTTTCTGCTGCAACACCTGCTTGAATAATTGCATCAGATGCTTCTTCAAAAGGAATAGCAAATGTTCTTAATCCAGGTATACTTTTAATAAAATTAGCAAGTCCTTGAAATTGTTGAACTGATAAATTATTAGATATTGATTGTGCAATTTCATTTATTTCTTTTAATTCACTTTGTAATGCTTTAGTTTCTGTAATTTGTGCTGTTATCTCTTGTGATATTTCTTGTTGTAATTCACCTTCCATAGCTCCAAATTCTGCAGCTTTACCTAATAAAAAAGTTCTTTGAGATATTAATTTATTTATATCACTAGAAATTTGCGCAACCTTTTTTTTATCAGCTAAATCTTGAAGATTTAATGATAGGTTTCTTTTAGTTATTCTACCTATATCTCTAACTGAAGCACTAATATCTCTACGTTGTTGTGCTTCAAATTTTAAATTTTTAAGCTGTTCTAATAAGACATTATTCGTTTCAGTAAGGCGATCTGCTACCTCCTGATTAATACCTACCCTTTCTCTGGCTAGTCTATTTAATTCTTGTTCTCTAAATAGTTCTTCTTCCATGTAATATATAAAGATTATTCATATATAAATATAAAAAATGCCTACTTTTTAGTAGGCATTGATGCATTATAAACGTTAGAAGGATTAATGTTTGGTCGTTGTATTTCTTTAGTATTTTTAAGTTGATTATTTGCTTTATTTTGGGCTTCTTCTTGTTTTTTATAATATTCTTCTAATTTTTTATAAGTAAAATTTCGAAGCCAAATAGGCATATTATATAAAGTGTGCCAATCATATCCACCTTGACCATGGAATACTATTTCATGTATTTGAGAAAATAAACTTGATCTATATTCTGCTGTCAGGCCAAAAAAAGTTAACCCCAATGGGTATTTGCACCTCCTTCCCATCGTTCCCATATGTTAAATTAACATCGGGTGATACTCTTTTAATTTCTTCACGTAAAGGTTGTGCATCTTTAGCTAATAAATAATTATCTACAAATTCTCTAATTGTTTTCTTTTCTCTGTCCCCATCTACTGAGGTAATTGTGTATTTAAATCGAGTTGTATTTTCAGGAACTAATTCTTTATTTATTTTTTTTAAGCCTTCTAATTCTTTTTGTATATTTTTTTCATCTCCATGTGTAAGAATTTTAAAAGTTACTTCATTTTTAGAAAAAGGTAAAGTAAAATTAAACTCATTTACACCTTCTTCTTTTAAATCTTTAGAATCTAAATTTTTATCTTCTAATGTAGTTAAATCTACTGTAAAATCATCAATTTCATTTGTATCTGAATTAAAAGCTTTAAAAGTATAATCTTTACCATAACCTAATACACGGGATGCTACTAATAAAGCATTTTTATCACCTATAACAATATCATTATAGTTTATTTTAGATACTATTAATGATTCTAGTAATTTATCTAATACTATACCTTTTTGAATATAGTTTTGGTTAGTTAAAATATCTTCTTCTTTGGCAGTCATATATTTCATTTCCAATTTACCTGACGATAATGGGTTATCCTTAGGATAGATTAATCCTTTAGATGGTAATTCAACAATTTCGGTTGGGAATTTAAATTTTGGTTCTGTAACTTTTTCTTCCATACTTAATAACTTATTTTTTTACGGATATAAATATATAAAAAAAGAAAATGGTGCCAAAAAAGGCACCATTCTCAAAGGTATGGAGGGTTGGGTAATTAAAAGTTTAATATACAATAATCCATTGCAATAGTGATATCTAAGTTGACAGCTGCGTCAGCTGACCAATCATATTCACCAAATGTAGCAGTTTTAACGTAAGCTCCTTTGATAACCCATTCGCTTACTACGTCTCCTACTGGACCTAATATATCTAATGTTAAATCTTTTTTATAGAAATCTGAATATCCATCTCTACCAGTTACACTCTCGTGTGCTAATCTAGCCCATTCCATTATAGCTTGAGCTCCTGATGGAGTTACTGGATCATATAGACCTAAAGTCATATCATTCCATCTGACTTTTCCTTTCACTTTTCTATACACGTTCATGTGATCTAAAATT